GAAAACTTAGTATGACTATACAGTTATCTGATTCAGATGAATATGAAGGAGGTGATTTTGAATTCGATAATGATATTATATCAGACCCTTTTGATAAAAATATTATAAGAGAAAAAGGTAGAGTTTTAATTTTTCCTTCTTTTATGCCTCATAAGGTAAATCCTGTTATTAAAGGAATTAGGAAAAGTTTAGTTACTTGGATAGAAGGACCCGCTTGGCGTTAATGCATTAACAATCACCAAAAAATACTTTATTATTGTTCTTGGTAGGTGATTATTATGGAACAACCTAACGAAATCATAAAAGCTGGGGAACCCCAGAAGGTTAAATTAGAGTTAGAATTAGATACTACGCAAAAGAAATACGAACCTAATAAATTCCAAACTTGGGTAGATTTAGCGGTAGCTATAGACTCTTGGAGAATCTTTCCTAGACTATTTATTACAATATACATAGTTTTATTATATAAAACTTGTGTATGGTTTATGGGTTTAGATACCCCTAGTTTAGAACAAAGTGGATTTGTATCTGTTGTTGTAGGAGCGGGAGCCGCTTGGTTTGGTTTATATGCAGGTACAGGCGGTGCAAGTAAAACTAAATTAAAACAATATGACTGATAATTTAAAAATTTATTTAACAGAATTCGAATACGATGGAGTTACTTACGATGGACCAAATATTATAGCCGACAGTTTTGAAGAAGCAGAACAACACGCTGAAAATTTAGGGATGATAGTTGTGGGTAAATTAGATACATTAATGTCGTCATATGGTACTGAAGACCATAAAACAACGATACATTAATGTATGATATGTCCATGTTTGAAATCACGTTAAACGATTTTTATATTGAATTTATAGGATTCGTGCTTACTTTATTAGTAGGATTAGCTATAAAAGATTATGCTATAACTTTTGTAAAAGGAGCATTTTTTAGATTATTTTCTCCTTTTGATGAAGGGGATAAAGTAATTCTAGATGGACAAACGGCTATGATTATAAAAATTGGTTTTTCGCAAACCGTGTTCGGTGTTTATAGCGAAGATGGATATACATGGAGATATATCCCGAACCAAAAATTAGATAATTTTAAATTAGAAAAAGTAGTAGATTCTGAATTACATGCCGATACAGCTAAAGAAAAAGCAGAAAAGATAAGAGCTATTTTAGAAGAAAAAGATAATTAAGGGCTATACAGCTTGTTAGTTCATAAAGTATAATCACTTTACAGTTATATAAGCTGCACCTGAGGATAGGCAAGAATCCGCATTTAAATTAAAATATGGTAATATGGACCCAATAACCGCAGCAGCACTGATAACCGCAGGAAGCACACTATTAGGTGGTCTCTTAGGTAACAAGAAACAAGAACCTGCTCCTCCCTCATCTACACCACTAACAGGTCAAGGTATAGCGAGTATAGAAATAGAAGATATTGGTGGAGATACAGAAAAACCCGCAGAAAATGTAGAACTAGCAGGTACTAGTTTCGATGTAGGTAATACTAACGAAGATACAGGTATTTTAACTGCATTAAAAGAAAAAATAGGAGCTCAAAGAGGTAAACCTATAAATTCTTTTGAAGATATGAGTTTAGAAGAATTATTAGCTGTTTTAAGTATAGATGAGTTTACTGATATACCAGATAATTTTAATTTAGAAGATTTTAAATCAGAAATTGTACCAAAATTTGAAATGCCTAAACCATCAACAGATACAGGTAATATAATTTCTTTATTAGAAACTCCCGACCCTGATGTTATATCAAATATAGTAGACGCTGACGTAAAAGCTTCAATACCCGCTTCTAGTAAAACTAATACAAAAGAATCTATAGCTTCAACACCGAAAGAACCAGGAATGAGTCCTCAGGTAAGTTCAGCATTAATAACAGGATTAGCTTCATTAATTCAATTATATATGGATAATAAAGATGACCCTGTACAACCCGCACCTAGAAGTACAGCATTTACTTATCAAAGTCCACGAGGCGGTTTAGGTGAAATGCAAACTATAGGATTAAATATGGGAGGACAACCTTCTAAAGTTTTAGCAAGACCTATGTTTAAAGGTAACCCAGTTGTAGGTCCAGGCGGTCCAAAAGATGATATAATACCAGTACTTGCTAGTGATGGTGAGTTTATGTTATCAAAAGCAGCGGTAGACCATGCTGGTGGTGGTAATCACGATTTAGGTATTGAAAGATTAAAAGCATTTAATAATAAAGGTAATCAGAGATATGGCTAGTAGAGATAGAGAATTTTCGTCACAAGCACCCGCACCACAGGTATCAGAGATATTAAGTAGTGGAGTTTTTCCAGCAGCAGGTGGGTTATTACAAAGAGGTTTAACTGACCCTAATATTCCTGATAGTAATCCTTATTCATATGGTGGACAACGAATAGCTAATTTCGACCCTAGAGAATCTAGAGCGTTTAATTTAACTGACCAAGCTATAGGTAGTTATATGCCTTTCCTACAAGCGGGAACAGATGTTTTAGGACAAGGTGCCGACGCTTATAGAAGTGGTATAGGACAAAGATTTGACCCAACTAGTACCGATGAATTTTTTAATCCATTTTTAGATAGAGTTGCAGGTAGAGTTGAAGATAGAGCAGAAAGATTTATTACGGATAGAATAGGTAAACTAAATGTAGGTGCAGCTAAAACAGGTAATATTGGTAGTGCTAGACAAGGTCTAGCTCAAGCCGATATTGCTAGAGAAGGTGTAGAAGGATTAACTGATGCTTTAGGTAGTTTATATTCTAAAGGTTACGATACTGCACAAGATAGAGCATTTAAAGCGTTTCAAGACCAATTTGCTAGAGACAGAGCTAGTGGTCAAGGACTACTAGGGGTTTCTGATAGAGCATTTAGAGCAGGGTCACAATTACCTACTTTACAAAAACAAGATATTAGTTCTTTATTTTCTACGGGAGGATTAGGTAGAAATAGAGACCAATCTTTATTAGATTTAGATTACCAAAACTTTGTTGGTAGATATAACTTACCTTTCCAAAATTTACAAAACGTAGGAAATATTCTAGCGGCTATGGGTCCGTTGGCAGGTGGGTATGGTTTTGCAGGAGCAACTCCTGCTGATAGATTAGGTGGAGCTGATTCACCTTTATATCAACCTGCGAATCCAACTGCTGCGTTTGGTGATAACCCTAATAACATGATAACGTCAACAGGTATTATGGGAGCTAATGCACTACCTACATCGTATGGTGGTCGAGCTTTAAATCCTAGTATATTCCCACAACAAGGTATAACTACATTAGCAGGAAATACATATAATCCTCCTGCAGTCTCCCCAATGATGTTCGGAAATGAAAATAGCACTGAAACAGGTCCAGGAGGAATCAGGTATTAATGTCTATTGAAGGTTTATTAAAATTTCCAGGTTTTGGCACAGGAACTTCACAGGGTGGCGGACAAGGTATAACGGGAGTAGCACCTATATCGATAAACGCACCTAGAGTTAATTTTCCTGTATCTAGAACCCCTCCTGAAACTACGGAAAGGAAAGAACTAACTGATTTAGAAAAACTAACTCCTGCTCTTATAGGGTTATTAGGCATAACTGAAAGAGCTACTTCTGGTGCTGCTAATAAACCTACTAAAGAAGAAATAGCAGAATATAACAAAAGTATTGATAATACTTCTTTATCAGATACACAAAAGAAAGCATATAAAGACGCTTATAGAATATATGGAAAACCTAGAGATTTAGGAACTAGCGGTTATGATATAGCTCGTAGTGTTTTACCTTTAATTAGTGGTAGAACTGCTCCAGACGCTGCTAAATTAGCTACAAGTATTACTAGTGCTGGAGATAGAATAGACGCAACGGTGGAAAGTAACCGAGCACAATTTATAAAAGATAGAACTAAACCGCCAACATTCGGACAATTAACTTTAATAAAAGAAGAAGATTTAGTCGCGGGTACTATAAAAAAAGGTTCTATAGTTCCTGGACGTTTTGTACAAGGTACACAAGGTGGTTATGAACAATACTTTAATAGAGATACAAAACAATACGAGGATAATGACGGAACTTATGTAGAGGTACCTGCTTCTATGGCTAATAGTTTAAAAAATTTAAAATTTGGCGATGAAAAAGAATTACCTCAAGAATTTAAAGACGCAAATAAAGCTGTAAACGATAAAAACGAAAACTTTATAGCACAACTAGCATTATATAAACCGTTAAAAGAACAATTACAAAAAGCTCCTAATGTAGTAGGTACTACTTTTACTTCAGCTGTAAAAGGTAAACTAGATTCATCAGTAACTGAATTTGAATCAGTTTTTGGAACTAAAATATTTAATAACGGTATTAACGATTTAACTGGTGCTGAATATAATAGAAATTCTAAACAACTAGTAAAAGATATACAAGCTCTTAGAGATTCAGGTATTACTGGTTCAGAATTAGAAACAGCTATAACAGATAGAATGAACCAGTTTATAGACATAGATAGAACTGGTGCAGACGCATTATCTAGAGAAGACAACCAAACTTTACAAAATTTTGCAAAAGCTTCTGCTAATAATATAGAACTATCCTCTATAATGATACAATTAGCTTACATGTCAGCGGGTTCTGCTGGTCAAACAGGAAGAACATTATCGGATAAAGATTTAGCTTTCTTTTTAAGAATTATAGGTTTTGAATCAACATCAACTCCAGAAATTCTTTTAAATAATATAACTAAATTTTTCGATAGACAATTAACTCAAATAGACGCCCCTGTTAAAACTAATTTCAATATGGAACAGTTTGGAATATACGGAGATATCACAACTAATAAAAAATTAGAGGCTGGATTAAACCCATACTATAGTTATAAAGGTGCTGATGGAACAGTTTACGATACATGGAATGATGTACCACAAGACCAACAAAAAATATTAGCGAACAAAGGTCCATTTCGTTTAAGAACTTTTGACGATAGATTTAGAAACGATAACATTTATAAAGAATACCTTGAATTAAGAGGAACAAGCCCTGCACTATCAGGTGAAGGACAGGCTTCAGGGCTTACTACAGAACAGCGAAAAGCTATACAAGACCGAGTTAATAAGGATAATTAATGACAAACGATGATGATTTAAATAATCCCTCGTATAGTGGTGATTTGTATAAATCTGTATTTGGAAGTACTCCTTTATTTAAGGATAGTTCAGATTCTCCGTTATATAGTGATATATTAAATGATACCGATTTGTCTATCCTAACTGCTGATACTTTTCCTGGAAGTTATGACCTTTCATTATTAGGTGTAACTGCCGAAGAATTAAAAAATTCAGCAAATCGAATAAGAACACAAAAAATAAATCCTTATAAAAATAAACCTATTCCATTTAATGAGCAATTATATTTCCCTGAATTTTTTTCTCAAAAACAAAGAGCAGAGGAAGGGGTATTGAATTTATTGCCACAAGTAGGGGCTATGAGTGATAGACCTTTTATACCTGATTCAGCATTAATAACTGACCCAAGTCAAATAAGAAAACCCATAGGGTACGATAAAGTTAGAGAATCATTACGTTATGGAGTAGACCCTAGAAATACTTTTGAAGACGCTTCTTTAAGGTCAGCGGTAGCATTTTATACAGGACAAAATCCAACTCCCGAAGATTTAAATTATATGTTTGATAATTTTAAGTTTCCAGGACGTGGTAAAACTGGTTATAGAGACCAATACCCTAACGCTATAGCTCGTTATATTAATCCGAATAATCCAGGAGTCGGTATTAGAATAGACGGAGTAGCTACAGACGCTAACGGTGATAATTTACCCCTAACTTTTGATGCAGCAACTGTTACGGGTAGTGATGTAGGTGAGTTTGCATTAGATGAATTTTTACCTATGTTAGCAGAAGGAACTGTAGCAATTGCTGGTCTTGGTAAAAAAGGTCTTTTTAATGAATTTTTAAGAAATAAACCAAAAGGCAAAGGTTGGGTAGGAAAAGCTGGAGACAGTATAAGTTTCAATGCGTTGTTAGCCGCTAGTAGTGCGGGCACAAGATTTTTACAAAGAGTATCTGGTTTAGGTACTGGAGCCCATAATAAAAGTCCAGCAGAAATACTTGAAGAATCGGGTGTATTATTCGCATTTAGTTTTTTAGGTAATCAAGGATTAGATATTTTATTACAGGGTATGCCTAAAATTTATAGAACAATAGCTGGAAAAGATATTGGTGCAAATGATTTAAGAGAAATAGAAGAAGCATGGAAAAACTATCAAACATCTGCTGCTGGAAAACAAATCAATTTACCTTTAGGAGAAAAAGAACCATTTACTATACAAGAAATACGAGAAGCAGCAGAACGTTTAGGAGTAGAAACCTTTTTTGACCCTAAAGAAGTTTATAAACCCTCATTAAGTAGAGGTAGTCGTAGTGAGTGGATAGAAAGAATTGAAAGAGCTTTATTATCTGAAGGTAACCAAGCAGATTTAGCACCTATACTAGCTCAATTAGGTCAAGGAGACGCTAAATTTACTAAAGAATTTTTCTCGGCTATGTTTAAATCAATAGACGAAAATGTTACAGGAGCTACTATAGGTCCTGAAATAAGAGCTATTTTAGACGATGGAGAAGAAAATTTTGTAAAAGAAGGTCAAGAAATATTTTCTGATTTAAGACAAACTGTAAAAGATATACAATCAGGAAATGTCGATAATTTAACAATTATAGATGAACAAGCTAGTGATAGAATTATAAAAAGAACTAATAATAGAGTACAGGTTGTACAAAGACAATACTTAGATGAAACTACACAAAATGTAGAAAATGCTTTTATAGAAGCGGGTATAGATAACGTACCTATAACAACACGTACATTAAGTACTGAACTTAAAAACTTTAAAGCTAAAGGCGATAAAAAAATTAAAAGCGAAAATTACGATGATAAAATAGATAATCAAGAATATTACGATACTTTTCAACAATTAATCCCTGACGAAGAATTATTTACTAAATGGAGTAATAACCAAAGATTAACTATAAACGATTTAATTAAATTACAAAGAGCTGCGGGTAGAGCTTCAGGTGTAACTAAAAGCGGAGCTGTAAAAAGCGATTTATTTAAATTACAAAGTACTATAAATAATCAAGTAGCAAATTCTTTAGAGGGACTTATAAAAAACGGTACGATAGATAGAGCTACAAAAAATAATATTATAGATAATTTAGTTACTGCTAATTCAAGATATAACTTAGCCAATACAAAAGCAGTAATAGATTTAGCTAAAGCAGAACCAGAAGAATTATTAAGTTTTATTTCTTTAACACAAAGAAAAGGTGTTCCTACTAACGATACTATGCGAGAAGTAGTGCATTTTTTAAAAGATTCTGGAGATACAGAAACTTTAAATCTTTTAAGAAATACATTAACAGATAATTTACAACAAATACTCGATAATCCTGGAAATAGATTTACAGGAGAAGAGTTAGCAAAAAATTATAAAAAGTTTTTAGACCAGTTTGGACCAAGTTTAAAAGAATTATTTGAAGGTGCGGATTTAAATAAAATATATAAAAGTCCATTAGAATTTGAAAATCAAATTTTAAAACCTTTAGAACGATTAAATAGAGATAAAAAATTATTTACAGATAGGTTCGGTCAAAAAAGCACATTTAATATTATTACCGATATTGTAGGTCAATCTAGTCAAGAAAGATTAGCAGGTAAAACTATACAAGATTTAGATTTTTTAATGGAACTTATAGACGGTAATAATGCTTTAAAAGCTGATGTAGCTAATGCATATAAATTATATGTAAAAGGTACATTACAAGATTCACAAGGTAATCTTAGTATAAGTAATTTAAAAAAACTCCTAGAAGACGGTCATGTTTTCGGAACTGTTAATGACGCTTCTAATTTAAGTGCTAGAAATTTTCATCAAACTATCTTAGGAGGAGATAACGAATTCACTACTAATTTATTTATTTTAGAAGATTTAATTGCTAAATCCAGAGGAGTTATGGGAACATATGGTGATTTAGCAGGTGGTGGAACTTTAGTAGATGAAGCCGCAATAAGAAGAGAGATGATTAAAGCCTCGACAGACCCTAAAATAAATTATTTAAAACGATTTTTTATACCGCCTTTGACCCAAACAGGTAGACGAGCAACTTTAGGGGAAAATATTTTTAAAGAAAGAACTTTAAAGTTTTTAGGTAAATTAGTAACTGAACCTGAATTAATAAATAGTTATTTAGGTGCATTACGTGGAAGAAACCAAATAGCACCGTTTATAAAAATTTTAAATCAAGTAGATTCTAGGTTAGCAGACGACGTAGAGTTTGGATTATCTTATTACGATTCAGAAAAAAGAGAACCTAAAGAAAGAGACACCAGTTTATTTTTAAATCCTAGATTGTATTTACCTTTTGGTAATTCTAGGATAAACCAAATAATGGAAGAAACAGCTAATGAGTAAAACTGCAGACAATACAGGAATAGCCCCTTTAACAGAAACAGGTAGACGAGTAACTGGAGGGAAAAAACCATGAGTTTTTACGATGAAGTTTTTCAATATATTGATATGCAAAGAGATATGAAAAATGCTCCTGCACCACGTAATCAATACGAAGCAGACGTTTTAAAATATAAAAATAATTATATGAAAGGTATAACTTCGACATTACCACAAAGAAGTCCTATAAATCAATTTACAGTTCCAGTTGAAAATACACCGAGAAACGGTAATTTAGCAAAAGCTACTACCAACCAAAGTAAACTATACTCAAATCAGTTAGATAGAGGTATAATGACAAACGTAACGGATGTATTTCAAAATGGATTTAGACCGAATAAAACTACATACGGAGCATAATTATGCAAGGACTAGAACAATTAACTAACATAATGACAGAGGGCGGTAGGTCAGATGTGCCTATGAGTATGGGTGCACAACCTATGGAAGCTCCTCAAGGAATAGCAGGTATGATGCCACCACAAGATATGGCGATGATGCAACAAGAACAAGTACCAAACCCTGCTGATTCTGCACCTCAGGGTATCGATATTAATAACGACGCTGATATGTTAGCTTCAGCAGTGGTTGGTCGTACTAATGGAGATTTAGATGAGGCAGAGCAAGTATTAGAACAAAGTTTAATGTTAGTTAAAAATGCTAAAGTTAATTCAGGACAACAACCTATGATGGCTGCCTATGGTAAACCTATTATGGCAGCAGAAGGTAAGCCCATTCCTGACGGTAAAGAAGGAGCAGGTCTTAGAGGATTACCTGATGAAGTCATAGAGCGTATGGGTTTTGTAAAAGCTGCTGATGGTAGACCGATGACTCAAACAGGTGGTAGGGCAATGAGTGCTGCTGACTTCGAAAAATTCTCTAATACAATAGGTTTAAATAACTCGGGTCAAACAGGTGCTGGGTCAATGAGTAATGTTGATTATAGAACTATGTTAAGAACACTTATAGCAAATTCTTTAGCAGGACAGAGAGGTAGAGTGGTGTCCGATAAAGACTTAGAATTCCAAAAAAGAATGAAACCTAGTAACAAACCAGGAATGGCTTACGGTGGCGACGTTAAAAAAATGATGGATGGCGGTCCGATGGAATATGCTGACGGTGGTGAAATGGAAGAATATAACATGGGCGGACAAATTATCCCATTTATTTAAATTCCAGTTCTAAAAGTTAAATTTACTCTTTCTCCTCCACCTTCTACATCAGGTACACTATGAGTAGCGAACATCTGTGAGTGTCCATCGAATATAAATAAATCCCCGTCTTCCATTAAATAATTAGTTTCTTTACGAGTATCTGTAGTATAGATATTTGTTTTACTTGTATTAGTTTCTTGTTTTATATGATACCCATATTCGTGCCATTGAAATATTCTTGGTGCACCGAACGAAAGCGATACAACTAAATCATTATACGTAGGTACTGTGTCAGAATGATGAGGTATACCTTTACCGTCAGTACCATAATACCCACATAAACAAAATTTAAAATCAACTTCTATTTCTAATTCTTTCCGTATAAAAGTTTCTAAATTACCTTTGATATATTTCATAGGTTGTGTCCAATCATCTGGGTTATAACTTCTACCTGCATACGAAAATTTACTATTACCAAAACCTCTAGTTTTTCTACCTTCGATAGTTCTACCTTCGTAAACACGTTTAGTAGGTTTATCCCATTTATCTATAAGAGGGTCGTAACCTTTCATAGCTCCTTTATAAAATTTAAGCAATCCAATCTCTCCATTTTTCATCGCCTAATACTTCTTGAGCTAGGTTTAATTTACTTCTTAATGCTTTTACTATTTTTTCATCAACAGTTCCTTTAGAAACTAAATCAATATATGTAACTTTATTGCTTTGTCCTATTCTATGAGCACGGTCTTCGGATTGTAATCTTTTTTCTAAATCATAATTATTAGAATAATAAACAACTGTATTAGCCGCAGTAAGCGTTATGCCATACCCACCAGTTTGTACATTACTAATTAAATATTTTAATTCTGAATCGGGGTCTTGAAATTTATTAATTATATTTTGTCTATCTTCTTCAGGAGTATCGCCATAATAAGTAGCTACTGCTTCGGCTCCTACAGTTTCTTCTAAAACTCTTAATATTCTTCGTATATCGTATTGATAGTTAGCCCAAATAATAGTTTTACCTTGTACTTCTGCTAATATACTTAATAATTCATCAACACGATTATTTTTTATCTCAACTTCTTCACCTTTATCATGTTTTACAAAACCACATACAACTTGATGAAGTCTTAATATTTGAGTTAATACAGAAGTTACACTTACGAGTTCATTGTTTTCTAATTCAGCTAAAGCATAATCTTTTATTTCGTTATATACTTTCTTTTGTTCAGGAGTAAGTTCTACTTCTCTACGCATATAAACTTTATCAGGTAAATCTAGACATTCTTTTTTCAGAACTCTGTACGAAAAGTTATTTACTTTATTACTTAATTCTTCTAAATGCTGATAACCTACTACTTGTCTAAAACTTCTTTGCCCCATAGCCCTATTTACAATTTGAGCATATCTATTTTGAAAAGAGTAGTATGAGCCATACCCTAATAACGAAGGAGATAAAAACTCACTTTGACTAAATAAATCTAAGGGTGATTGAGTAACTGGAAATCCAGTTAGTATTCTACGATACTTACAATTTACTGCTAGTTTTAAAAGGTTCTTGGTTCGTTGTGCTTTAGGATTTTTTATAGTCGTTGATTCGTCAACCGCTATCAGTGGGAAATGTGTATTAATAAATTTATCAACAAAACTTACCCCTTTTTTTGTACTAAACGCTTCAACATTTATAACCAATATTTTTAAATCTAAAGTAGGTTCAAATAATTTTAATAATTCTGCTTTTTCTTTTTTAGAAGGGTTAGGATTCCATACACCTACCCTATGTATTATATGGTCAGGTAAATGTGTAGGTATCTCTCTACCTGACCAGTTCTCATAAACACCTTTTGGTGCGATAATTATTGCCGCGTTGATTTTACCTTTATCATAAAGCACCGCTATATTATCTATAAGGACTTTAGATTTACCTGTCCCCATTTCCATGAAATATGCAAACTCCTCTTTATCCCAAGAGCGTTTTAATGCCTCTAACTGATGACCGTAAGGCTCGGTTTTAAACTTATATTTCATAAAACTTTCTTATTTCTAATACGGATTATATCTTATATTTAAATCAAAATATACTGAAGTTATAATATTTCCCCGTGCCCTCTAATAGATTTTAGTAAAAACTAATAGGGTACAAACCGTTATAAAAATTAAGTTTTTTAAAACAATCTATTAGTCTATTAAAAATATTAGTAGTTTTAGAAATTTTTTTAAATTTTATTTTTTAAATCTGAAAATACTAATAAAAATAATATCCTTTACTTTGCCGTTTATATTAAGTAAAGTAAGCTCTTAGAAATAAGAAAGGAGAAACATGACAGTATATGTTATACAAGAAGTTCCAGGACGAAACATTACTTCTGCTAGACAGTATGGTGATTTTGAAGTCTTGTTACCTTCTAATACAAATATCATGTTAAGTGCTTCACCGTCTATAAAAAGGATGAAACAATCCCTACAAGACTTTAAAGATGAAGATTACTTATTACTGATAGGTGACCCTGCTGCGATTGGTGTCGCGTGTTCGGTAGCCTCATATTATAATCGGGGTCGTTATAATATACTAAAGTGGGATAGGCAAGAAGGTACTTACTATCCTGTTAAAATAGACCTACACGAGAAAGGAGAAATATGACAGATAATAAACCAACTTTTGAGCAACTAGTCGGAGAAGAAAATGTTTCAGATTGGGACAAAGATGTTTCTGACGGTGAGCTCTCAACTGTTTCTGCTTTAGCCAATAAACAGCTGACTCTAGAGAAAGAACTTAAAGATTTAGAAGAAGCTATAAAGGTTAAAAAAGAAGAACTTAGATTAGTAGCTGAACAAGAACTTCCCGACGCTATGCAAACTGCAGGGCTAACTGAAATAATCTTGAATAGCGGAGAAAAGATTACTATAGGAGATTACTATGGTGCTCATATTTCTAAAGCTAATCAACAAATGGCTTATGACTGGCTTGTTCGTAACGGACACGAAGGACTTATTAAAAATGAAGTACTTCTAAAATTCGGTAGAGATGAAGACGTTGTAGTTAATGAAACTGTAGACGCTCTAAAATCTCGAGGACTAGCTCCAGAAATACGTCAAAGCATTCACCCCAGTACTTTAAAAGCGTTCGTAAAAGAACAACTTAGTAATGGAGTGGATATTCCAAGTGAACCATTTGGTGTCTTTGTAGGCACTAAAGCAACTATAAAAAAGGTGTAATATGGCGAATACGCAAAACACAGAGGTTGCAGAGAAGAAGTCTACCGCAGTAGCGGCATATGATGATTCTTTGTTATCTGCGGGAACTGGCTTAGAGGAGGCTACAACGGAGGATTATGCTATCCCCTTTATACGTTTACTCCAACCAATGTCCCCACAACTAAATAAGAATAGTGGAAACTATATCGAAGGTGCTTCTGCTGGTGACCTAATAAATACGGTCAGTGGTGAAGTGTACGACGGGAATGAAGGTATTTCAGTAGTACCTTGTGCTTACTCTAAAAAGTATATAGAGTGGATTCCCAGAGAGAAAGGAGGAGGATTAGTAGACGCTAATCATGACATATCTATTTTAAAATCTTGTAAAAGAGATGAACAAACTAGACGTCATTATTTACAGAACGGTAACGAGATTGTAGAAACTGCACAGTTTTTCGTCTTAGTTACTGAACCTCATCCTCAACAAGCACTTATAACTATGACCTCTACCCAACTCGGTATAGCTAGGAAATGGTTAACTATGCTTAGAATGGCTAGAGTGAAAAATAGTGCAGGAACTTCTGTTCAAGCACCTATGTTCGCTTTTACCTATAAGTTAGGTACAAGTTCTATGTCTAACGATAAGGGTACATGGAATGTCTTTACAGTAAACCAAGAAGGTCAAACGGATATAGACACTGCTATGGTAGCTAAAGAGTTTATGTCTTCGGCTAAACAAGGTGACGTTGAAGTTAAACATGAACAAGACGGTAGTACATCAAAAAATAATGGAGAGGCTGAAGAAGCACCATTTTAATTTAGGGGTAATATATGTCGTTGGCAGAGGAATTTGCCAAACGGTTTGCTGGACTTCGTCAAGCGTATGGGACTTTTACAGCCCTAAACGAGACTAGGGAAGACGGTAAGGCGAGTGGAAAAAATGTAACTATATCTAAAGAGCTATCCGATGAAGGACTGCTTAAACTTTGGGAGAACCATTTAAATGGAAAACAAAGTATAGGAATCGTAGCCATTGATGAAAATAATCAATGTGTCTGGGGAGCAATAGATGTAGACGAATATCAACTAGACTTAAAAGGACTAGCTAAAAAGATATCGAAACATAAACTACCACTTACCGTCTGTCGTAGTAAAAGCGGAGGAGCACATATTTATCTTTTCGTATCTGAGCCTGTCGAAGCCTCGTTAATGCAACGTAAGTTAAGACAACTTGCTGCGTCAATAGGTTTCGGTCAGGCTGAGATATTTCCAAAACAAACACAATTATTATTAGATAGAGGAGACAGAGGAAGTACTCTGAATATGCCGTATTTCGCAGGAGAAAACTCTACACGGTATGCCTATGGCAAAGATGGACAAGCTATTAGTCCCGAAGAATTTTTAGAAAAAGCAGAAGAATTAACAATAACCCCCTCAGGGCTAGAATCATTAGAAGCTAGTCCTTTAAGCGAGGAGGTAGACTGGATAGACCAATCACCTCCTTGCTTACAACATTTAATTGTACAAGGGTTTCCGAAAGGCACAAGAAACTCAGGTCTATTTAATTTAGGTGTATTTTTAAGAAAGAAATACCCAGACGATTGGGAAAAAAGATTAGAAGAAGTAAATATAAAATATATGCAACCACCCTTAGGTGCACAAGAAGTATTAACTATTGCAAAACAAGTAAACAGAAAAGATTATTTCTATAAATGTAACGACCAACCTCTTGCTGGACACTGTAATAGTCCTCTTTGTAGAACTAGGAAGTATGGTATCGGAGCAGGAGGGGGGACTCCATTGTTTAGTAATTTAACTAAACAAGATAGTGACCCACCGATATGGTTCTTAGATGTAGAAGGCGGTAGATTAGAACTAGAAACAGATGACCTACTAAACCAAAATAGATTTCAGCGTAAGTGTATGGACGCTTTAAATAAAATACCACCGAAGGTAAAAGAAAATGTTTGGAGACAAATAATACAGCAGTTATTAGACGCATTAACTATTGTAGAAGTACCTAAAGAGGCTTCTACCGAAGGATTTTTCTTAGAGTTATTAGAAGCGTTTTGTACAGAAAGACCTGCTAGGGAACGCGATGAATTACTACTACATAAACCTTGGACGGATAAAGGTAGAACATATTTTAGATTAGCAGACCTTATGGAATACTTACATAGACATAATTTTAAAGAGTATCAACGAAATAGATTAACTTCTAAATTAAAACAATTAAACGGAGAGCCATACTTTTTCAATATAAAAGGCAAGGGAATAAACGTGTGGTATATAGATGAATTTAAAGCTCAAGATGAATCACATAATTTACCTGAGTTTGATGATAACCCGATATGACATTACCTAGTAAAACACAAGTTATTCTTGGACCTCCTGGAACTGGTAAGACTAGTACCTTATTAGGTCTTATAGAAGATGAATTAGGAAGTGGAACAGAACCTGATAAGATAGGGTTTTTTACCTTTACTAAAAAAGCGGTATCTGAGGGTAAAGATAGAGCGATAGCTAAGTTTGATAATATTTTAGATAAAGATTTACCTTATTTTAGGACTTTACACTCCTTAGCGTTTAGACAACTAGGATTAAATAGAGAAAACGTTTTAGGTCGTAGAGATATTTTAGATTTAAATGAAAAGATGAATTTAAAATTAACAGGGGCTAGTAGTTCAGACGACGGTCATTTATTTGCTATGACTCATGATGATAGATTAGCTTTTATAGAAAATTTAGCACGTATGCGAGGAGTAGATTTAAAAGACCAATGGCACGATGTAGAAGACGCTGTAGGTTGGTTTGAGTTAGAGCGTTATGCCAAAGGATTAAATTTATTTAAACAAGATAGATTACTTGTGGATTATACAGATATGTTGCAAGACTTTCTGACTAAAGGAGAAATACCTAAGTTAGATGTTATGTATGTAGATGAAGCTCAAGACTTGTCCCCTTTACAGTGGTCGGTGGTGCGTAAGTTAGCAGAAAATTCTACGAGAGTTTATGTTGCAGGTGATGATGACCAAGCTATTTATAAGTGGGCGGGTGCTGATGTTGATTATTTAATTAGTAATTCTAAAGACGCAATGATTTTAAAACAGTCGTATCGTGTACCTTTTTCTGTACACGATGTTGCTATGAAATGTATAAATCAGGTACGTTCTAGGGTACATAAAACATGGAATCCTAGAGAACAAAAAGGTACGGTGAGGTGGGAACCCAATATAGATTTAGTAAACATGGAGAGCGGTGAGTGGTTAGTATTAGCTCGTACAAACTACCTTTTAGAACAAGTAGATGACTATTGTAGAAACGAAGGTTGGTTTTTTGAAGTAAAAGGTAGACCTAGTATTTCTGAGAAAAAGGTACAAGCTGTAATAAATTGGGAAAGACTTAGAAGCGGAGAAAAAATAACTTTAGCAGAATGTGTAAACATTATAAAACAAATTAAATTAAAAAATCCAAAAGTTATCGATACTATCGATGAAAAAGCAAAACTTGATATGAAAGATATGCTGTATTATTTTCCCGACATACCTCAAACGGTTTGGTTTGACGCTTTTAGTTTATTAAGCGTAAAAGAAATTAGTTACATACGAGCTATGTTACGTAGAGGAGAAAAGATTACTAAAAAACCTAGAATAAAATTATCTACTATCCATGCTGCTAAAGGTGGCGAGTGCGATAACGTAGTATTGATTACAGATATTACTAATAGAGTTTATAAAAATTATCAGCAAAACCCTGATGATGAAAATAGGGTATTTTATGTAGCAGTTACGAGAACTAAAGAGAACTTGTATCTTATTGAACCTCAAAGTCCTCGCTGCTACCAAATGTAAAAAGTCTTTTACTTTGTAATAAATATAAAGTAAACTACTATATGTAAAGGAGATTAGAATGATAAATTGCGTTATATGTAACCGTAAAAAAGACGAGGAGTTCGGACATAATCCAAGTCCTGTGAAAGATGAAGGAAGGTGTTGTGACTTTTGTAATACACATATTGTGATACCCACACGTATGTCAGATTTAATTAAAAGAGAACGTAGGTAATGGCTAATAAAAGCATGACCATGAAAGAACATATGGAAATGATGGAAAGAATAAAAAATAAAGAAAAGAAACCACCACGTAGAATTAAGATAAAAAAGAAATGAATATTTTTTATGTATCTAAAAGTCCTAAAGAAGCAGCAGAGTATTTACCAGATAAGTTAATAGTAAAAATGCCTTTAGAATCTGCTCAAATGTTGTGTACCGCTCATCGAGTATACTCTGATGAAGATTGGTGTGACGCTAACGGTATTTATAAAACCGCTTATAAAAATCATCCTTGTACTATATGGGCTAGAGCTACTAGTGATAATTATTTTTGGCTGTATAACCATTTTATTGCTTTATGTTCTGAATATACAAGAAGATACGGTAAACAACATTTAAGTTTTATGAAATTAGAAGAACCGCTTTCATATCTTCCCACTGAAATAAAGTTAGGAGGATTAACAGAATTACCTCAGGCAATGCCTGATGAGTATAAACATGAGAACCCAATTCTAGCTTATAGAGATTATGTTATACACGAAAAACATTACGCTAAGTGGGAAAAGGGTAGAGATAAACCAGATTGGTGGGAGGTGTAATGTCATCGATAAGAAAAAAACTTACTGTCAACGAAAACGATAGTAAAAATACTAGAATGGATTTAGCGTCAGCAGGTATTCTAGGTAACTGGAGACCTGATGAGTTAGCTCATATGAGTCGTTTTGATAAAATAGCGTCACTATGTATAGACGAAGCTAAAAGATTAGGTAGACCACTTAATACTTTTGAGGTCGGTTGTGGTGAGTGTTGGTCGTTACGTTGTTTGTATAAAGCATACGTTATAAAAAAGACTGACATAATTAGCTCATATGTTGGGTATGATATAGACCCTGCATGTGAGATGGAAAACCCTTATTGGTCTAATGCAGGTGGAGAACTAAAAGACTCTACTTGGTTTAAGCTATTTAACGGTGAGATACGTATACAAGATTTAACAGTAGACCCTGTATTTAAATTAGAAGATGAAAGTATAGATTTCTTTTGGTCTACAGAAGTTATAGAACACATGGGTAGAGAGTTTGTTCCCGCTTGGCTAGATGATGTTGCTAGAGTTATGAGACCAGGAGCATTAGGATATGTATCTACTCCTAACCATGACGGTTCTAACGATAAACTTCCAGAAGACCATGTATACGAGTGGGGTTTCGAAGAACTAAAAGAAGAACTAGAAAGGAACTTTGAGATAGAAGCTGTTACTGGAACATTTATACAAATGCCTAGATTGAAAAAAGCAGTAGAAAATAAAGTAGAAGGTGGATTTACTCCTGAGCAGTTCGAAGTAATGAAAGACCGATACGGTAAACAGTTTATGAGATTAGCAGGAGCAGTTTTTTACCCAGAGGTAGCTAATAATTGTGCATGGAGAATACGTAAAAAGTAATGACCTTTATACCCGAACAAGTAGAACTATATAAGTATTGGATTGCCGAAAGGGAAGGTATACGAGTATGTAAAGAATATTACAACGATAAACCGCCTTGGACAGAAGATGAGATACTTAGGAAGTTTAAGTTCTGTCAGGTATTTAGGGAAGACGATAGAACTACCCGTTGGTTAAGAACCCATATAAGAGACCCATTAAAAGATAAACCCGAAGTATTTATGGCTACGGTTATTTTCAGGTGGTTTAATCTTATAGAAACGGGTAGAACTCTATTAGATAACAACTTACATATAGAGTGGGATAGAGAAAAAGCTATAGAACTTGTAACAAAACAACCTAAATGGATTACGGGTGCTTATATTATCAAAACACCTAACCGTATGGATAAAGTTACAGGAGTCGCTGAATCTATAACTCATATGTGGAATGCTAAAGATTATATTTTAGAACAACTTTATAAGTATAAAGAAGAAGACGGTGGTTCATTACAGAAAGCATGGGAACTTATAAAGGAATATCCGTATATGGGTCCATTTATGGCATACGAAGTAGTTACGGATTTACGATTTACTCATCTTTTAAATGAAGCTACAGATATTTGTTCGTGGGCTAATGCAGGTCCAGGAGCAATGCGAGGACTAAATAGATTGACAGGTAGGGAATTAACTTTTTCTAAACGAAGTCATGATTGGAACTCTGAAATGTGTGAGCTTTACGACATAGTAAAAGTTAATAACCATAATTGGTGGGTATTAAATAATGGTATGTATGATTTAAAACATAATTTTGAAATGAGAGAAATAGAAGGAGGACTTTGTGAATTCGATAAATATTCTCGTATATTAAAAGAAGAAGGAAGAACAAGGTCTATTTATAAACATGATAAAAATCTTCCATTAGTGGAAGATGTAGAAAAAGGAGAAAGCATATGGGCAAAATGAATGAACTAGCTATAGAGCTATTAGATACATGGGGTGAGCAAGTCGATAAATACTATACTCAATTTGTAGAAGTAGCTTATTTTCTAAACGTACCTGCAGATTATACTCAAGCGGTAGAGTTTATAAAAAGGAAGATACCCGTACTTACAGAAGCGGAGATAGGTTTCCTTATAGACGAAATAACAGGAATGCATAACTCACCTGTATGAATACGTTAAAGGTAAGGAATGTGAATGAAGCCCTAGAACGAGGGATTGATTTATTTTGTTTTCCAGATAACTATATAGAACAAGATAGTAGGAATGGTAAAACATTAGAATTAAATGAACCATTAACTACTGTTTATCAGAATCCTTGGGAGCGAGTTTTATTCTGTACTAAACGAGACGCTAACCCATTTTTTCATTTTATAGAAAGTCTATGGATGTTAAACGGTAATAATGATTTAGCACCGCTCACGTATTTCGTAAAATCTATGAAAGATTTTTCTGATGATGGTAGGACTTTAAATGCTGCTTATGGTAATAGGTGGAGAAGTTATTTTGGCGAAGACCAGATAGAACAAATTATACATATATTAACTAAAAATCCTGACGATAGACGTGCCGTTTTACAGATGTGGGGTATCAAAGATTTAGCGGATAAATCTTTAGATGTACCATGTAATACGAATATTTATTTTAAAATCAGAAACGGGAAATTAAATATGACAGTTTGTAATCGCTCTAACGATATGGTGTGGGGTGCTTACGGTGCTAACGCAGTACATATGTCTATCCTTCAAGAATATATTGCTTTAGCTATAGGAGTCGATATAGGAGTATATACACAGATTAGCGATAGCTTACACGTTTATCAAAATAAAGTTTGGGATAGGATAAAAGGAGCAGAACTTGACCCTTTAACCTATAGACATTTAAGTTCTGATTACTGTGATGGATATGAGTATAGTCCACTCTATACAGATAAAGAAATCTTTGATAAAGAATTACGAATATTTTTTAGTCCTTTTAATTTATGGTGGCTCGAAGACGGTGACCAAAGAAAATTATTAACTGACGAAAAGAAACTAGATTTATCTAACTATAATTTTAATGAGCCTACTTTCAAAGATATAGCTATGCCTATGGTGAAAGCATTTAGTGCTCATAAAGAAAAAGATTACGATAAAGCGTATGAGTATGTATCTAAAATTACTGCTCAAGATTGGATGGTGGCTTGTTTCAATTGGATAACCAAAAGAGATAAGTTACATAATTTAAATAATAAATAAGGAGTACTTATGACAAGTAAGTGGGAAGCTATGAAAGATATAGCACAAAGAGACCTTGAAGCGTTGAAGAAAGCAGAAACTTCATATGGAGATTCTTGGAGACGTAGAGGAGGTGTAGGAGCTTTTATGATGTTAGCTCGTAAGTTTGATAGGATAGAACATCAATCAGAAAAACATGGTTGGGATATCTTTGAGGCTGGTGAAGCATTTAAAGGTGAAGCAGGTCTACTAGATGATATACGTGATTTACGTAGATATTTGTTACTATGCGAACAACATATATTAGACCAGTCTAACCCTGAAACTATAGCAGATATGTTTAGTACAACTATAATACAGGAGAGTCAAAATGACGATAATAGCTAAAGTTCTTAAATTTTTTAAGAAAGACGATAGGGTAGATAAAGCGGTGGAAGAAGCCGCAGTCGATTTACCTAAGTTTGAAGAAAAGAAACATAAACCTAAAGCACCAGAAAAAACTGAACAAGTGGGTGTGATTAGGGCTAAAGGTAAAAAACCTAGAGCTAAAAAGACTAAGCTACAGACTAAAAAGAAAAAATGATTCAAGAGCCTATGTTCGCACCTAAGAGTAATTGGGAAATACCAGATTTATTTCCTAATATACCCGAGACAAAAACTATTGCAGTAGATTTAGAAACTTGTGACCCTAACTTATTAGTTAAAGGTCCAGGATGGGCTACAGGTGATGGTTACGTCATAGGTGTGGGTGTAGCTACTGATGACTGGAAAGGTTATTTTCCTTTTAGACATCAAGGCGGGGGCAACTTAGACGAGGGGTTAGTCCTCAAATGGCTGTCTAAAACTCTTTCATCTAATAAACGTGATGTAGTTTTTCATAACTCACTTTACGATGTTGGATGGTTAAAAAGAGAAGGTGTAGAGGTGTGTGGGAATATAGTAGATACTATGTTCGCAGCACCTCTTATCGATGAAAACAGACGTTCCTATTCATTAGATTCATTAGGTGAGAGTTATTGTAATAATAAAAAAGATGAGTCTTTATTACAAGACGCAGCACTCGCTTATGGAGTAAACCCTAAATCAGAAATGTATAAACTACATTCTAAATACGTTGGTCCATACGGTGAGCAAGACGCAGCACTTACGTTAAAAGTGTGGGATAAATTAAAACAAGAAATAAAAAGTCAAGACTTGTCAAAGATATATGAGTTAGAAACTAGTTTAATACCTCTACTTATAGAAATGAGGTGGCGAGGAGTAAGAGTAGACGAGGAAAAAGCAGAGTTAACTTCTAAAGAGTTATCTAAAAAAGAACAAAAGATTCAAGTAGAAATAAAAAGGAAGTATGGTTCGGAAGTTAATCTATGGGCTAATGCTTCTTTACAAGATATATTCGATAAAAATAAGTTGTTCTACCCCAGAACAGAAAAAGGTATGGCGTCATTCCAAAGACAATGGTTAGAAAATCATACACATGAATTACCTAGACTAATTGTAGAAGCTAGAAAATTAAATAAAGCTAGAACTACTTTTATAGATAAGATGATACTAGAGCACTCACACGAGGGTCGTATACACGCAGAAGCTCATCCATTACGTAGTGATAGAGGAGGCACGGTCAGTGGTCGGTTCAGCTATAGTAATCCCAATCTACAACAAGTACCTGCGAGAGACCCAGAGATAGGAGATATGATACGCTCTATCTTTATACCTGAAGAAGATTGTGAATGGGGAGTATTTGATTACTCACAACAAGAACCTAGATTAACTGTTCACTACGCTGATAAAATGAACTTAGCGGGGGCTAAAGACGCAGTAATAGAGTATACCGAAAGAAACGCAGACTTTCATCAAATAGTTGCAGATATGGCTAATATACCACGTAAACAAGCTAAGACGATAAATCTAGGACTTAGCTATGGAATGGGTAAAGAAAAATTAATTAATGAATTAGGATTAGACGATAGCGAAGCACAAAAGCTATTTGACCAGTACCATGAGAAAGTACCTTTTATAAAAGGATTACAAGACCAATGTACTCGGATAGCTACAGATAGAGGGTATATAAAAACTTTAGGGGGTAGACGATGTAGGTTCGATTTATGGGAGAGCAGGTTTGAAAGAACTACACCTCTACCATTAGAAGAAGCTAAAAGTGAATATGGTGAAAGTCTAAAAAGGTCTTTCACTTATAAAGCTCTGAATAGATTAATTCAGGGTTCAGCAGCAGATATGACTAAGTTAGCTATGTTGGAGTTGTGGAAAGAAGGAATTATTCCACATCTACAAATACATGATGAAGTTGATATATCTGTAAAAGATAAAACCGAAGCTAAGAAGGTATGTGAGATTATGCGAGATTGTGTAGACTTAGTTGTACCTTTATTAGTTGACTATGAACTTGGTCCATCATGGGGTCAAACAGAGGAGCAATAATGCAAGGAATAAACCACCAGAAAGCTAAAGAAAATGATGTACGTTATAAAAATATTTATCAAGAGTGGAAACAAAATAAGTCTACTCTACAGGAGATAGGTCTACGACATAATATAACTAAACAAAGAGTTCATCAGATAATTACTCGATGTAAACTCGGAGACGGAGATTACTACAACGGTAATAGAATAGCAAAAGAGAAATGGCTTGAGTTTGTAAAAGTTTGTGACGATAAAGAAAAAGCTAGAGAACTTTTTAATATGTGGTTAGCTGATAAAGACGTAAAATTAGCCGCAGATAATAAAAAACTAGCCCCACACACGGGTATAGAGGTCTAATGGCTAGAGAAAGAGACCTATGGCTTCTGTTAAAAAATAATTTAACGGATATACATTTTCAAAGAATAGAAACTGGTTTGACAGGTTCTGGTGTACCTGATGTAAACGGTTGTGCTAAAGGCAAAGAGTTTTGGATAGAACTAAAAGAAATACATAGAGGTAAGTCGCTTACTCTACGTCCTATGCAAGTTGCATGGATGGCTAAGAGGTCAGCGGTAGGTGGTCAAGTGTTTGTATTAGCTAGAAAACAAAATGTAATTAAACTCTACCATGTTGATGGCTTAAGTGGTGCAAAAGAATTACAAGAAAATCCTAAAGGTTTTTATCAAAAGTCTTTAGTAACTCTTATAAAACCATACGAATGGGGTAATCTGTATAGTGCTTTACTTTCGTAGCTTTGACACGTAAAGTACCGCTTATGTCCTTTTATATTATTAAAAGGTTAATTAACGTGACATTTATAGAAAGGAGAAATATATGGCACATGAAATAGAAACTATGGCGTGGGCGGGTGAAAAACCTTGGCACCGATTAGGTGTAGAGGTAGACTCTAACCTCACTCCATGGCAAATGCAGGAAGCGGCAAAGCTAGACTGGACTGTTAGTAAACGTCCAAGTTATACGCTTGACGCACCTGAGTGGGGCGAAGATGTAGGTCTTATCCAAGCGGAGAATACCTTCCACATCGTTCGTGATTCTGATAACCAAGTTCTAAGCCATTGCGGTAGAGACTATATGCCTATTCAAAACGAACAGGTTTTTGAGTTTTTTAAACGCTTTACAGAAGCGGGTGCGATGACTATGGAAACTGCGGGTAGTTTAAAAGGCGGTAAGGAAATTTGGGGTTTAGCCAAAATTTCTGAAGACTTTGAACTAGCGGGAAATGATGAAATTAAGGGTTACCTTTTAATTAATCAACCGCACGTAGTTGGTAAGTCGATGACTATAAAGTTGACACCTATTAGAGTTGTTTGTAATAACACTCTAACGTTTGCTTTAAGTCAGGGCGGTACAGCTTCATTCCGTATGCCACACGTCAGAGCGTTTAACGAAGACGTTATGGAAGCGGCACAAGAAGCACTAGGTTTGTCTGCTCAAACTATGGCTAACTTTAAAGAAAGGGCTCAGTTCCTTACTCAGAAGAAAGCTAAACACTCTAATGTATTAGAGTTTATTAGTGAGGTTTATCAACCTAGCTTACTTAATGAGTTTCGTCAAGAGATGAAACTAAAAGAGGAAGGCAAACTAGTTGGAGATATTGTTCCTATTAAAGATAGGTTTAACAAATATCCTGCTTTAGTTGTTGAAGCTCTAGAGCGTCAACCAGGAGCTGACCTTAAATCGTCTAAAGGTACATGGTGGGGAGCATTGAATGCTGTCACCTATGTAGAAGACCACTTACGTGAGTCTAACGACGAAGGTAACAATCTACATAGTGCGTGGTTCGGTGCAGGTGCTAATAGAAAAGCACGTGCCTTAGACCTTGCTGTTAAATATGCAGAGGTTGCCTAATTGAGCGATAAATACGATAACCCTAGCCACTTTCAGCTTAGTCCTGAAGTGGCGGGGGCTATTTGGATAGCGTTACAGGAATCCGAGTGTACCGAACTCGCTGAAGCCCTATCTGAAACTATGATAAATCAAGGGTGTCAAGAATTAGTAGACGCTTCTGGGGAACCAGTACAAGACCCTCTACTAATATTGATGTTTTGGAAAAACTTTCTGGAGGAAAAAGACTTAGTGCATTTTACTCCAGATAAAAATAAGGTGAATTAATGGAAGAACTAGATATTCAAATAGATTCTGATGTACCTATACCTGATGATACAAGGTCTAGAAATAGATATCCTTTTGGTAAAATGAATGTAGGTGACTCTATATTCATAGCTATGGAGCCCGAAGATAATGTTACTCGTATGAAAAACAGATTATCTCAAGCGTGTAGAACTTTTGGTCAAAAATACGACCCAGAGTGGAAATTTATTATTAGACAACGTTTAGAACAAGTAAAAGGTTCTGAAGTATCAGGAGTACGTATATGGAGAAAAAGTTGAATCCTGAACTCTATATAAAAGATTTAGAAACTAGAGTGACTGACCTTGCTCAAGAAACTAAATCTTGGAAAAAGAAAAACTGGCACTTACATACTCTATTAGAGGAACTTGTGACTCATGTAGAACAAGATGTTAGTAGAACGGAAGGTAGTAAACATTTATGGGAAACTGTAGATGAAGCTAACGATATATTAGCGGGAGCAACAGGAGATTATGTCAATCAAGACTAAATCTCGCTCTCGTATACTGCTTTACTTTCTATTAACTCGTAAGTATAGTTTAGTTATGTTGCGGCACATTATAAAGCCGAAGGTGTCCGAAAGGGCGGTGATTAATTTAGAAAGGAGAAAGTTATGCAAACCTCTACTTCAGTATCAAGCTCTGTAAAAAGAGCCCCTAAGAAGAAGGCAGCAGTTAGTATTCCTAAACCTACAGTAGCTTCGAAAGGGGCTTCTAGGACTTTATATAAGGTCTCAGACTTAGGTTTTAAGGATATTAAAACTCCTCAGATGAAAGCGTTAGTTAAAACTGTGAAAGAAGCTAAAAAAGATGAACTTGATTCATCTAGCTTTACAGCACAAGACTTAGTGTCACTAGCAGTGAAGAACAAAGAATTGTCTACTAGACAAGACCCTTTGAGAATCTTCAGGTTTTATGCTAAACGACTTACTGATGAGGGCTACTTCATTAAGGTGTAATGAACATTGGGTGGTATAGACCAGCAAGTCCCCTATACCACCCTCTTATTAACTTGGGACTTAGAAAGGAGAAAGTATGGAACAACCAGCATATAACCCTGAAACTGAATATCTGGAAACAGTATTAAGGTTTAAGGTGTACAGACAATATGTAGGTGCTGACGCAAGAGATGACGAGCCTTGGGGTTTATGGATGTCTTGCTCAACTAATGAAGGGGCGAAGATTCATGTTCGTAATGATAAAAAACGAACTGATATTTTCGCATATAAAATAATTGACAATAAAGAGCAATCTATTATTGTCCGTGAACAATGGTAGGAGAAAGATATGCCAAATCACTGTAGTAATAGAGTAGAAATTTATTCTGATAATAAAATTTTACTTGATGAAATAAGGATGAACTTAAAGGGCGAAGACACTGAGTTCGATTTTAACAAAATACTTCCACAGCCCGATTGGAAGAAAACTCCAATAACTGGAGAGGAAACATCTTGGTTAGGTAGCGAGGAAAAACTTGGAGAAGTAGGAGAACTTCCTAATGAAGAAGGTATTTTCGAAAGCACAGGAAAACATGACCAACGTTGGTACGATTGGAATATATCTAATTGGGACACTAAATGGAATTCATTTGACGTAGATACGACACATGATGATGATTGTCTTATGTATTATTTTACGACGGCTTGGAGTCCGCCTGAAGCTGTGATACTCGCATTAAGAGAAATGTATCCTGATACTTCGATAACTGCGTTTTACGATGAACCAGGAGTAGGAATAGCGGGGTATTTATAATGGATGAGTATTTTGAATTTTTAGACGACTTACGAGATTCTGGTGAGATGAATGTATTCGAAGCTCCTAGAGTGCTTAGAGAAGCATTTGAATTAGAAAAACGAGAAGCCGTAAAAGTATTTACAGCTTGGACTAAACAAAGGAGGTAGTTATGGGTTTAGATTGTTACATAATGAAAGGTAATCGTGACGAGACGTTTAAAGATGAACGTCTCGAAAATTGTACTCTAACAGGAGGTATGGGTAGTGGTTATGGTAATGGCTCATTTAGAGGTAAATGTTATGAATCATTTGTAGCTTCTTTAGTCGGAGAACAAGAAGGTTTCTGGCACATTAACGAAGATGATTGTATACCGTCTGATGAACTAGAACGGTATGCCAATGCTCTAGATGAATATATAGAACAAAATCTATCAGGACTTCCTGACGATGAAAGATTTGAATGGGAAAGTACCTACAATGGATATTCAACTGGTGGACCTATCTACGACTATAGAGTTAAAGAAATTAAAGACTTAGCCCTTATGTTTAGAGTCGCTGCAGAACATAAATGCGTTATGGAGTCATGGTGGTAGTGCTTTACTTTGCTTACTTTCGTAGGTAAACTAGTTTAGTGTGGTTAGTTATAAAACCTAGATTTAATTCGGGGATACTAGCCACCGCCACTAGAAAGGAGAATATATATGGCGATATTAAATTATGTAGGTTCATTGAGATATGACACTAAAGGGAAGAAACGAAAAACTAAAAGTCTTAGACAAGCTAGGAAGACGAAGACCAGTGCTTCGACTACCCAAGCTGTTCAGTCAGTATATAAAAAGTACGAGCAGCAGGAAAAAGCTAAACAAGACTTTTTCGATAGAATGCGTAACGCAGTGGGCGATACTACAAGAAAAGCAGACGATAGGTATAAACGAGATATCAGTTCAGATTACTCGATTGGTGTTGCTTATAATAAAGGAGCATACCAAGTTATACCACGTTCCGAGATTAAAGACATAGGTCGAAAATAGGAGGTACTATGGCACTAAATTGGGATTTAAATAAAGTAAAAGATTGTAACGAAACTTGTTACTTAAAGATAGGTAAAGAGGGGGAACAAAATTATCAGTTATCCCCAACAACTAATAATCTAATATGGCTTACGATGACTGTAGGTATCAATAAAATTACCGAAAGTAATTGGAAAGATTTTTATGTACGAGTTATCCATGCTCAGAGAGCTAGAGGTAACGAGTTATACGGCATAACTGCACAAGATGTATATAACCATATTGGATTATGTACAAACGCTCAAACTAAAACTAAACGACAGTATTTAGATAATATCTTTAATGTACTAGAACTTAATACGAAAAAATATGAAATATCTGAGGTAAAACATACCTGATGAATTCGAAAAAAGCGAAAGTATTAAGAAAAAGTTTAAGGGCTGGAGGGGTAGAACCTACTCAACGTGAATACGTTCAGAGAAAAATAGGTGAGGAGCTCCAGCCTACGATTTATTTGAAACAAGGTTGCGGCAGATTTATCTATAAAAAAGCCAAAGCTATGTATAAAAATGGCGGTATCGGGTAGTGCTTTACTTTCCCAATATTCGTACCTATTATATAAATATGTATTTAAAAACAAAACACGACTATTTCAGACAGGCTTTTTGTTTTTTGTTTTGTGCCTGTCAACGAGGGGAGGTTGGTGGTTAAACAACCTTCCCTCACCAATACTAGAAAGGAGAAAGTATGGAAGATAAAAATGTAGAAATGATAGGTAAACTCTTAGAAGTTTGTAAAAAACTAAAAGAGACTATCGAAAGTCAAGCTTCTGTCATCTTTAAACTACATGCACAAATGCAGTCACAAGATGAGAGGATTAAAAGCCTCGAGCTTACATTAGAAGATAATCCTGATAAATATCAGAGCGTATCTAAAGATAACGAAGATTATTTCGTACAACCTAATGATTAACGAGAAGTTATATTTTAAACGACGAGCGGCATTAAAAGGTGCCGCGACTCGTGCAAAGGGGTTAGATTTCCGATTAATATTAGTTCGGAAATTAACAGAACTAGATAGTTTATATAAAAAACAACAAAGGAAACAAAATGCACAAACTGACTAAAGAGAAAAAATGTATCAAGATAGGTATAGCGATTTATGATGAGCAAGGAGATAAATTTCTAACCCAACATAGTCACTTAGCCTTATCAGATAAAACGATAAACAAAATTTTTAAGGAGATTCAAGATGGCAAGAAAGTCTAAACAATTCAATGAGTTACGAGCGTTAAGACAAACTACTCGTAAGAAAACTTCGATAGGTAAACGAAACCTAGCGACTAGTACGATGAATAAACATAAACGTAGGAGATTGGGTCTATGACTAATAAATACGATGATTGGTTTAGACGAGCTCCTAAACGACCTGACTTGAAAGCAGGATATATTTTAGATATATGGGCTGAATTAGGCTATGAACAAGCCATATCAGAAAAAGGTAATCATGAGCGTAGTAATTTCGAAGACGAACTATACGAAAGATTTGGTCTAGAGTCTGAAAAATGGAGCGAAACGATTTTAACAACCCGAGACGGTTACCAAAAAGTGATAAACGAGATAACAGCAGCATTAGAGGCATTTTACATTGTATGAAAGCGTTCTACTGTTCTTTATACTGCTTTACTTTCTTTACTTTCGTAAGTAAAATGGTTTTATATTTATTAATTAAAGGAGAATTATCAGATGACGAAACAATACAGTAGCTTTGCCATTTGGCTAACTCACCCGAACGGTAGGAAACAAATCGTTTGGCAGAAAACAGTCGAAGGCGATACTTTACTAGATAAAGATATGGATAGGTGTGTCGAGCAACTTACAGACTCAGGTCATAATGTTGTCGGCAAAAGAGTAATCTTCGGTTCTGAGGGTTTATATCATAATTTAGATGATACACTCGGTAAGCCGAAACAAGTTTCAATGGAGGATATATATGAAGGATAAAAACGATTTGTATGTACTTTATATACGATTTAACGAAGAAGCTAACGGTACTGACGGTGAGACTAAGCGAATGGCTAAGTTTGTGACACTAGACCAAGCCGCAGAAATTATTGAACATTACGTAGAGCTATGGCAATTAGTTATGGAATCGCCTGTAGAAAACCAGACTAGAGCAAATGTTGATTGTAATGGTGCAGATATATGGACTGAAGACGATATATTACTCGGCTACGAAAGTGGTACGATTTATGCTCGACCAGTATTCGATAACGATAAACCTACAATGTTTTATAAAGGTGAAGACTATCATACCGATACTGTTTGGGCACCTGTGGATTGGGACGAATAATGGAACTTATAATTTGGGAAAAAGGAGTACAAGATATTAAGTATCTTTGTGATAGGTGTAAGAAACAAGTTTCAGAAGATGACGGTTTATGGCAAGTACGCGAAGGTTCGTATTGCCGAACGTGTTTTGGAATAAAAAGGAGGAGACCAAATGGCTAATATGCGATGTGACGAATGCGGGAAACCCGCGATAGTAAAAGAAGACGGACTATTTCTTTGCGGTCTGTGTTCCGCTATCATAGCTAGAAATACTGATAAACTATTGAACAATGAGTGTACCAGTGAAATATAAATACGAGAAAGATATCGAGTATGGCTACGATAGAACGGGAGCGTTAGTACAAATACATATTATTACTAACGAAGACGACAGGAGAAAAAGACAAATACAATTACTTAAGGAGGGTTCATTAGACCTAAGTACTTAGATTTACGAGGCGGGTGCATATCCTTTAAAAAAGCGATAATTCTCCCAAATTGCACTCGCCTCACCAAAAACAAACTATCATGAACTTTATACTCGATTACCTTAGATTAGAAGATAAAAGAGCCGAAAATATTCGATTACCGCACGAATGTGAGTGGTGCGGTGACGGTTATGGCGGACGAAAAAGGAAATATTGTTCAGCCGATTGTAGGCAAGAAGAACATCTACATCTACTAAGAGAACGTACTCGACAAAAAGCTATAAAACGACAACAAAAAAGATTAGCTCTAGAAAAAGAAAGACGTGATAAACGAATAGCGGCTCTAGATAAAGAAATGGAACGTCTACTCGCTAACGAATTTTATTGTCTACATTGTGATAAAAAACTAGAAGGCACTAGTAGAAAGTTTTGTAATATTGAATGTGATACAGCATATAGAAATTCATTAATTAACAAAAAAGTTTCTAAAACAGATATTACTCGAGAAGATGGGGGCAAAGTAGAGTATATCGACCCGAAAGAATACGGTCACTGTACTCTAGGAGTTATAGAGCCAAGTAATCCATTCGATGTATATGATTTAAATGAGGGGTTACTCCAAGAAGATATATATGCATTAAAAGTATCGATGAGAGCAGGTATAGAAGACGCGAGAAGAATACAAAGAATGAAGTTACGAAAATCCCTTGTAAAATCCTAGTATCGTAAGTTCGCGGTATCTACTACTGCTTTACTATCGTTTTGTTCGTACCTATAATTATATTAAGCGTTTAAGAATTAACTTAGACCCTACGAAAAGGAGATTATCGTGGAAATAATAAACAATACATTTAGAGATACCGAGTTTTACGACGTTTTCTTATACTTCGACGACATTCGTGCAAAGACTACATTTGGCGAAGGTAGATATATAGGAAAAATGGCAGTAGATTCGATAATTTTTATAAGATTTGAGCCGATTAGTAAGATATTACTAAGAGATTCGAAAGATAGGTGGTTCAGTTATGTAGAGCCCATAGAAATGGGTTATATGTTAGAGCCGATTGATAAACCTACATTTATTAAGGGAGAAGTAAAATGAGTGTAACAGATTTAACTAACTATAGAGTAGTTGACGGGGTCGAATGTGTTGGAACGTTCGATAGAAATGAAACAGTGAGTATCGGATATCAAGACGAGATAGGAGACGGAATGGAAGATTTTTTCCATATATCTGACGACGAGGTGACTTGTTGGCAGTCATTGATAGACCACATAAGGGAGACTTTACCTTGTGGATTTACTTTAGATACAATCGAGGTGGGCTAATGGCGACTAAAATATATAAGACAGGAATGATTCACCCTGAAATATTTGAACCAAACGACCCCGAAAAACTAAGAGTAGAAAGTGTGGTTAATAGTATTACGAGTCACTTGACGGACTCGGATATGATAGGTTACCACTTCAGCGAGTATGATGGACACGATGACGAACACTATGAGGAGCTGATGTCTGATTTACCGAAAGACGCGAAATGGCACACTATCTACGATAGTTGTTATTTTCCTGTCTTCGACGGTGATTCGTACAGTATTATCCAAGTGGCTTACTCTACTAATCGAGATTTCTACTACTTAGCTCTATCTTTAGGCGGTTCTTTGGGTAGTAGTGCTCTTACTGAGTATTTCAAAATTCCTATAAATGGTAAGTGGGCATTTTCGGCTTAATCTAAGACCAGTACCAACATTCGAAGCCCCGACTATCCCCCCAGTCGGGGTTTCTTTTTATGCGGTAATCGCTTGGCGGTTCGGGGGCTGCGATACTTTCGCGTTTTCGCCCTTTATAATAATAGGTAAGGTTTAGGAATTAACTTAGACCCGTAAACGAAAAATGGAGAATTATCGTGAACGAAACAAAAAAAGTTAGACTAGAGAAAGTCTTAAAACACTACGTCAAAAGATACCAAAAACTTCTAGAGTTGGTAGGAAAACCAGAGTTCATTCATATGAATATGATGAGCGTGAACGTCTGGGACAGAGACCTTATCCAAATAGAAGAGAATTGGTCTTACGCAACGACAGAGCACACCCGAGAGGGACAGCTTTTAATTAAACCCGACCTATATTTCGATTTCGAAGGATTGTACGGAAGTACGGCTTACGAGAAAGAGTTCGATAAGTTAGATAAAGATACATTTTGTCTTATCGATTTTTTGGAGTCAGAAACTATAGGTAGCGTTATGATTAGTATGTTGAGCGAGACATTTACTAAGTTTTCTGACGGACGGTTAAAAGTTATGTTCGAAGAATATATAAAGACCGAAAAACTAAATGATATCGATTGGTTTGTAGATAGCTATAACGATTTTTTAGCTAACAAAGACGGTGTGATACATTTAGTTATATCAGTATGGGACCAAGACACTCGTGGAGACATACGTAGTTTTAAATTCGATACACTCGAGCATGAAGGTGTGACGGAAACCGAATACGTAGAAACAGATAGGCATAACAATACGATAACTAATATCGATGTTGAGTACTTAGAGTTTGGAAAATTGGAGTATGCGATAGGTCGATTAGTGGAAAGAGTCGATTTATCCGACCTTGTTAGTACCTTTATCTATCGCGACGGTTCGTATCTAGATTAGTCGCTGTACTCTATTAAATACCCTCGTTCCGCTGTCCGTGGTTCGGGGGTATTTTATTTATTGTATTAGTGTTTTTAAAAATAAAATTTTTTACTCGAAGAAATGTTAAAAACTACTAATATATCTAATATTCTAATAGAATCGAGCTAGAGTACAGTATTTTATTGGATTCTTTGATTTAGCAAAACTAATAGATTTTCTATTAGTTATTAGAAACTATGGTAAGATTTACCAGAGGGCATGAGAATTTGTTTTTATTTGATAATAAAATCTAATAGAATAATAACACTACTGGAGCGAGGTACTATATGAAACAGCTGACTTATACACCGTTACAACCTACAGAAGACGGTAAAGGATTCGTAGACGATAAGGGTAAGATTTGGCAACCATTAAATGCTAAACAAAAGAAATTTTGTAGAGAATATTTAAAAGGGCAAACAGCAACGGAAGCCGCGATAAAAGCAGGATATACAAAGGATAGGAAAGGGGCTAAGACTCAAGGCAGTGTACTACTTAATCATAACCCACTCGTAAAGAATTATCTCATTGACTTGGAAATAGCAGCTGCGGAACGCGACCAGATTTCCTTAGAGAATCATCTCGGGACTCTACACGACCTCAGGGAAGAAGCCAAGGACCAAGGACAGATATCCGCTGCCATCACCGCAGAGGTACATCGAGGGAAAGCGGGTGGACTTTACATCGATAGACGCGAAGTACTGACCGCGAAGATTGATTTGATGTCTAAAGATGATATTCTTACTCGACTCGAACAATTAATAGAGAAACGTACAGGCGGACGAATCATCGAAAACGAATCTTAGTCTACTCTATCGCTCTATCGCTCTATCTATCCCTCGGTCCGTCATTCTTTTTCACTAACACTTCCACGAGTCCTAGAATCCTAGAATCCTGGAGTCCTAGATTTTACAAGGGACTAATCTGGTAGTCTTTTTAGTGCTTTACTTTCTTTGCACTCCCAGCCATAATATACGTAGATAGTAAAAGGGTTTACTATCACTAACTAAAACAAAAAGGAAAATTATGAAAATAAATCCAAACTTTAAAGCAGGTGCCCAAAAGGGTTCGATTAACTATAACGAAAGAGTAACTTTAATAGCTACTCCTGAGGGAAAATTTCCACCCCAAGCTGGAAAGATTGTCGAAGCGTTATTAAATGCTAAGGACTACAGTTTGACTGTAGGTGAGTTAGTTGGATTCGACGGTAGTAAAGAGTCTGAGTTAGAAAAAGCTGGACTGCAAACGGTTCAAACTCCGATAGCTATTTGGACTCATTACAAAGCTAGACTAGTCGAGGAAAATCTAGTTAAAATCGGTTAATCTTTAATCGTCTTAAAAGGGTGGCTTCGGTCGCCCTTTTTTGTGCTCTACTCTAGTCTACTCTATCCGTCGCTCTACTCTATCGCTCGGTCTACTCTACACTACTACTTACTCTACACTCACACTACCACTCTATAGATTATATAGAGGGAGCGAGAGACGGACGGAGCGAGGGAGCGAGGGAGCGAGGGATAGATTTTTTAGATTTTTTATGGAAAATATATAGCTATTTATATATTTAAGTATTTATTTAAGTATTTATTTAAGTATTTATTTATATATATAGGTTTACATATATAGCTATTTATAGTTAAATACACATATGGAAAACAAAAAAGCGGCTACTACCGAAGCCCTAAAATTCGGTAAAGTAAAAAGGGTTGCAACATCTTCTAAAGGTGGTGCAAGTATTTCATTAACTCAAAAGGTATCGTTGGTTGTTGATTTAGATAAGCATGATACTACTTGCTTACCTAGACAATGCCAATTATTGCTTAATCTTTTAGAAGTAGCTAATGGTACTGTTACTATGGGCGATATTTGTAAATACTTTGAAACATCTACTGAAGATATGTTTTGGGGTAAAGGCAAAGCGTATGAGCAAGATTGTGCCAAGACTACTAGCTTTTACTCATCTAAATTATTAGGTAATGAGCATTGGTTAGGAAAGTCTAAAGCCCACCTTAATGGAATAGCACTTATTAAGTTAAGCTAATTAATTAACCTTTAACCTAAGAGGGCTAGTCTGGAGAACTAGCCCTTTTTTTATCTACTCCATATCTATTGGTTAATAATTAACCACTTACACTAACTGGTTATTATTTAACCACTTACACCAACTGGTTAATATTTAACCACTAAAACATATATATCTACAAGTTATATACATAGCTATATGTATAACTAAAAGGTATATACCCCCCTATTGACAAGCGGGGCACCTACCCTCCGCCACACCTTAGATACGCACCCTTAATCGGAAGTAGTTTACAAATAAGTCCCTATGAAAAAAAATTTTGCGAAAAAATTTTTGCAGATTATACTTTCGGCATGGGTTTTAAGATGAGCTTAATTTTAGGAGTCCTATTGGTAGCTACTGTGGCGGGTTCAGCAGGGTATATAAAATATTTACATGAACAACTTGCTATTGCTTTAGGTAATCAAATA